CAAGTATTAATTATAACAAGTTATCTTGCTGTTGGTGGTCTTGTTAGACTCGCATACGAGGACTATAAGATAGGTAACAGTAAGACAAAGTCAAAGTTCATTGAAAGTGTTAAAAAGTTTTGGGTAGGGTTTAAGAAAGCGTGGAAAGACGCTATCTCAGCCCCACATCAACATCTATTTTAATACTATAAGTTAGAAAAATAACGCCCGGCTTGGAGTAATCTGAGCCGGGTTCCTTTTTTTATTTGCATTATTTTATACGCATATTAATATATATAATAGAGTATGTACTGTAACAATTTCGACATGTCAGTTGCTATATCAAAAAAATCTTTACCTGTACTTGTACCGTATTTTTTTGAAGACAATACAGAAGATGTTATTATATATTTTGTTTCTTCCAATATTTGTAATGAAATGGAACAAGATATGTTCTATAAATACTATAGTAATTTAAACAAAAAAATAAATAAAGTTATATTAGTTGCTTCTTGCGAAGCTGTACACCACTCTTTCTGGTTGCATTTAACATATATTATAACTACTAAATGCGAGATAAAAAAAGATAATATTTTATTTTTAGATTGCGGTTTAGATGAACCCACTATTTACAATCACGGTTATTTACCCTATTTTTTAACGATAGAAGATCAAGGTTTTTCAGCGCAGTATTTGTTTACCAAAAAAACAAAACTTTTTACTGCTTTAGCTAGATCAGTCAGACTTTACAAACTCTTATTTATACAAGAACTACTTAAACGTAATCTTTACAACGATAACAGTATTATTTCTTGCGGAGTTAACGTACAAGATGAAGATAAAAAAATGTATGAAGAGTTAGATAATAGATATAAAGGTATGTTTCCTATACTTGTGGATAGCACTATTGATAACCAAAAAAGTCACCTTATATGGATGAATTTTACTTACAACCATGAGTATTTTTCCGAATGTCTATTAAATGTAGTTATTGAGTCGAGCTATACAAATGATCCCTATATTACTAAAAACGGGGTTATTAAAAGCCTTACCAACCATAGTACTAGATTATTTTTAACTGAAAAAACTACCAAAGCTTTTTTTTGGAAACAAATACCGATATTTTTAGCACCACCGGGTTATGTAAAAAAGATAAGAGATATGGGGTTCGATGTGTTTGATGATGTTATCAATCACAGTTATGATGAAGTACTAGATGGTTATAAAAGAATGGTTTTAGTTACAAACGAAGTAGAGAGGCTTTCTAAGCAAGGTTTACACAGTATACTAGATTCTACTTTAAATTTACATAATAGACTTTTTTATAATCAAAACCATATAAATACCGCTAAAAACAGCGTTAACGTTAAGCTTAACAACATTTTAAGCAATTTTATTAAACAGTAGCAGATATACTAAACTAAAAATATTTGCAAGGAAGTTGCTATTTTTTGTTTATAATATATAAATATAGAGTATGAAGAAACTATTAACATTCCTCGCATTGTCATTAATCGCAATCGTTGTAAATGCTGCTCCAGTTAGCGGTGACTTAGACCTCGGATTTACTTCAAAGTTAATCCAACAAGGTCAATTAGTTGGCACTAACTATGCAACAGCTGGCGTTGATACAAATGTATACGGCATTGATCTTGCTGTAACAGCATTTGACAAAGTTAGCGACACAACCACAACTTCAGTTGTAGCTGGTAAAACAGTATCAACAACCGATGCTTCTGGTCTAAAGCGCGTTTATTTCGATGCTGGTTACAAGTTCACGTCCCCTCTCGCTGACTTAACACTCGGTGCTGAGTTGAGACACGTAAATGCAGCAGAAGCCGCTGGTCAAGCTAATCACAACTTCTTACCATTTGTAAAATTAAGTGGTAGTTGGTTTGGTGGTCATCTTAACTGGCAAGGCCGCGCTCTTAACGACACAGTCAATCGCAGCAACAACTATGAGTTCGGTGTTAATACACCAATCAATACGTTCGGTGCATTGAAGGTTGTCCCAGCACTAGTTGTTGGCTTTAACGATCCAGGCGCTGCTACTATTGCTGCACTAAAGAACGTTAAGAAGTACTACCAACCAGGCGTTGGCCTTGAGTTCCATGGTGTAACAGCAAACTTATTTGCTCAACGCACTTCATTAACAGACTCAGCAGCTCAGATTACAGGCTACAACGTCGGCTACAAATTCAAGTTCTAATATTAGAACTTTTCACACCCTCAAACAACTAACCCCTCACTTCGGTGCAGGGGTTTTTTTATGTTCATTAATATGGAACTGAAGTGCTCTATTTAACAACAAAGCAAACTTTTTTAGATCCATACCTGCTTTTTCCTGTATAGCAAACTCTTCTTTAAGAGCTTTTAAAAATGGTTCGGATAACTTAAGAGTCTTAGGATAGAATATACGCTGCTTTTTTTCTAGCATTCCGTATTGTTCCATTAGTTCTTCAAATTTCATTTAACTATATTTATCCCTCTTGTTGGTTAATCCTACTAAGAATCCAGTTATAAGTTTGAGTAAGGCCATACTCTAGAGTATCCTTAGGTTTCCACCCTAGTACTTCTTGGATTTTCCCATTATCACTACATCTACCTACTACACCACGTGGACCGGGTACATGTTTTATATTAATGGATTTTCCGGCTATTTTAGCTACTATTGCTGCAAGCTCGTTTATGCTTATCTGTCTATCACTACCTAGATTTAAAGGTTTGTCATAACTACTTGCCATTAACTGGTGTATACCATAAACACATTCATCTACATATAAAAAACTTCTAGTTTGAGTACCATCTCCCCATACCTCTATTTCATCTGTAGCTTCTGCTACTTTTCTGCATATTGCAGCTGGAGACTTCTCTTTACCGTTGTTCCAACTACCTAGTGGTCCAAATATATTATGAAACCGTGCTATTCTTACCTGTAGCCCATGATTTCTTGCATGAGACATATATAAACGTTCACTAAAAAGCTTCTCCCACCCGTATTCACTATCTGGGTTAGCTGGGTATGCGTCTTCTTCTTTTAAAGCTGGACTATCTGTTTTTGTTTGAGCTTCTGCAGGATATGCGCATGCACTAGAAGAATAAAATATTTTATTACAAGTTTTATATTTTAATAAAGAACGTAATATATTAAGATTAATAGTAGCGCTGTTTTGCATTATATGTGCGTCATTATTACCTGTAAATATATATCCTGCACCACCCATATCTGCAGCGAGCTGGTATATTTCATCTACTTGATTACCGAGTAAGTTATCTACCAAACTTTGATCTATTAAATCGTATAAGTAGAACTCATCTGCATCAGTTTTAGAATATTCAGGGTATTTTAAATCAGCACCAATAACATAATAACCTTTTTGTTTTAAGCTGGTTACTAAATGGGTACCTATAAACCCGCCCGCTCCACACACTATTACTTTTTTATTACTCATATTAATGGTTTAATTTGTTCGTATATTATATTTGCTAAATACTTATAACCCTCGTAAGATGGGTGCGGCTTGTTTTGAGCTATCCATTCCGGTTTAAAAATAATATCATTATCTATAAACGGCAGTTTATACTTTATATAATCTTTTATAGTTTGAGAGCGATAAGCATGATGATCAGGGTCATACGTTTTATGCCAAAAAAAATGTTTAACTCCAAAACTTTTAAACATATCACTCATAGAAGTAAAACACATTATATCTTTATACATTTCCTGTTGCTTAGAGTTTGTTTTAATCCATACCTGATTGATATCTGTACCATCTTTTTCGTCATCGGGTAATGGTATTTTATTTTGAGTTGTGTTTGTAATGTAGTACGGTGGCGGTAGTGTTACTGTACTAAATCTGGGCGCAACCAATCGCCATCTAAAAGGATCATTTTCAGTGTTACGCTCATATGTGTTTATAGGCGATTTTGGTACGTAATATTCAAACCGCTGCCCATCGGTCCATTGTATAATGGCTATAGTTTCTTTCAAGTGTTCAGGTGTTTGGTTACACAACCAATCAAATGTGGTTCTAATAATACGCTCATTACTACCGCACCCCATAGATAGGTTTATTACTTCATCTGCACTTAACTTTTTACCCAGTAAATACGGCCAGGTAATTTTAAAACGTGTAGTGTTAGGATCTACATACGGAGTATACGTATCATCTTCAAAATCATAACCTGCTCCCCAGGTCCAGCAACATCCGTTTGTAAATAAAATCATATTACCACCAGGAACTACCGTCAATAAATAAAGAGTGTCCGTTTTGCTCTTTTGTAATGTTTTTAATAGTATTGAGCAGTGCTGTTGAACGTTCTTGCCAAACCTTCTCTTCAAACAGACCTGGATGAGGATTTATACAGAAAAATATACCTGGATGGTTGACGCTTGCAAAACCCCGAGCCATAGAAACATTTGTATATTTTTTTGCACCATACCCCGCCCATTGCCAGCACCCTTTTAGTTCAACTTCATTTTTTATAAAACCGGTTACCATCCAACCAATTTTAGTGTTATCGTTTATTTTACTTTCTAGTTTTTTAACTAAAAATACTGGTAATTGACAATCAGTCCAAAAACGATTAGCCCACATTTTAACATTACCTTCATTAAAATCATTACCATTTTTTAAGCACCACTCTCCAGGATCATCTCCACCGTTTTGACTAAAAAATATTAAATCTAAATCAGGTAAAGTGTTTGCTATTTGTTCTGCTTGTTGTACACTTAAATTATTCCAATCTACCTTAATAGTAGTAACTCCATTAATATTCATATCTTTGCTTGTTACTACATAGCAATGATAGCCGTTATTAACTAAAGTTTGGGTGAAATTTACACCCCACTTACTACCCGTGCCTAATAATAATGCATTCATATATTGTTATAAAAATCTTCTAAGTCTTTATTTTGAGATATTATTTTTTTAAAAGTAATAGTTTCATGAGACCTATTCTCTTCTAAATAAACTATTTCATCAGTGGCTCTTTTTAATTGTTTTCTATATTCTCCATCTGCATCTACTTCAAAAAACTCTTGACTGTATAGAAAGTTAATGTAGCTTTTAAACTTATCCATTACAAGGTTGTTTTCATTAGCATATTTTTGTAGAAATGCATCACATATATCTTGTACTATTTTCTTGGGTATAGTTCTTGGGCATAACAAGTTAGTAGCATTGTCTGCATGGCATGTTTGAAAATCTGGTATAACAGCAAACTCTTTACATAAGCTGTACAGATTATCGAAATCAAATAAGGTAGGTGTATTAACTGTAATAGAAAGTATTAGCTCTAAGTTATCATTACTGTTTCTGTATTCTACTAACTTAGCAAAGTTTAACCTCCATTTAAAGTAATCAAGATTCGATCTTATCCATTCCCCTATTTCTCCGGTACCATCTAAACTACAGAAAAACTTAATTTTTTTAAAATGCTTAAAACATTCAGTTAGTTCTAAGTCTTTATACTTTATTGTAGATAAGTTGCTATGATATCTTAATATTACGTTTTTTGCGTAATTTTTATCTATTAAGTTCTTTAATACGTCCCAATGAGTTTTCCAAAACATTGGCTCCCCACCAGCCCAATACAACTCTAATAAGTTCTTGAGTATATCTTCATTATTAAACTCGCTATCTATTATCTCTACACTTCTTTCTCTTTCTTCTTTGTTTAACATACCATACTGTAGTGGTATATTGTTACGAGTCTTTTCATTTTGTATTTGTGTAGAATACTCTTCTGTACACATTTTACATTTAAAGTTACAAACATTAGTTCTATAATCTAATGTTTGAGGTAACTGATTGTATGTGCCATCTTCTGATGTGTTCTTTAAAATATCTTCTGTTCTATGAGCAAACTCTGTATTGAAGTATGTTTTATATGTATAAACGTTAACAGTCTTTCCGTGGCAACGCTCACATTCTGATAACGACTCTCCTCGCATCATTTTACGTCTTATTTCTTTCATTTGCTCGCTATTCCAAAACTCTTCTAATGACAAGTTTTTTCCAAAGTTATCATTTGAAACAGCACATAAGCATCTCTTACCTTGTGGAGAAATGTAGGAATGTATCCAAGGAACAAGACAAAATGAGTTGTTATCCTTTAATACTTTATCAGCTTCCATATATTATTTTAATTATAAAATGTTTAAAAATATCTATACCATTAGCTTGATTTCCTAAGAATAAACTATACTATAGTAACATAACTAATACATACTATGTCAAAAGAAGAATACGTTAAACTACAAGCTGTTATCGCTGCATTGCAAAAGACTGTTGAAGATCAAGAAAAGATTGATGAAATCCTTGATCTCTTAAGCAATGCTACAGTAGCTGTTGATGAAGCTGCTAAAACGGAAGAAGAAGCGGTTGATGCTTCTGAAGAAACCGGTAATGATGAGGAAAGCGAACCAAAACCAAAGCAACAATACGTTATGCTTGTATCCGACACTAATAAGATTATTACAAAGGATCTAGTAGGTTGGGTATTACAGATTCCAGAAGATGATGATGTAGCTACTGTTATAGATTCTATTAAGAATGGTGCTTATAACTTTAATGCCTCTAAGAAAGGCCAAAAGTATCCAGTATCATCTATTGGTCAAGCTATTGCTAATGTACCAAACAAGTTCTTTAAGACAAACAATCTAAAGATTAAGACTAAAGAACCTGTACAGATTATTACAACTAATAATGTGTTACCAAGATCTTAAGGAGTAGGCACTATAGCTGGTCCTACTAGAGTTGAACCAGGACCATTAGGGCCAGCTATTGTAGGTGCATCTTTAAGTAAGAACTTTGTTGGTGGTGGTATACCAACAGTAGAGCTTCTACCGTCGCTACGGCCTTCATGACCGATAGCTTTATTATCGCTAACACCAATCTTAGAAGCAGCATAAGCGTTAAATGGACTTGGTCCAACTGGTGGTTGTGCAAGTAAAGTGAGTGGTAAGTTCTTGAATACGTGAGTGTGTGGTTGTGCAATAGTTAATACACCTGCACCAGCTGTATTTAAATCTACCGTACCTGCATTAATCTGCAATGTTACTGCTGTTTCTTTAGTAAGACTACCGCTTACTGTTAGAGGTGGTATGATAACAGTTATACTACCTTGCATATTAGATCTAGAAATAGACCAACCACTACCTGGTGCACCAGCAGGACTTACACCGCCCGGGGCAGCTGGTCCTTTGGCGACTATTTGAGTACTTTCTGTTACTTGGTATTCTATAGGAGCGGTTACGTGATTTACAAACATTTCACCTTCTACGTAAGCACCACCCCCGATAATAACGTTCTTTGATACACCTAAAGTGCTATCTACTACCACCTGTCCACCGATTTTATTTCTTAAGTTTAAAGTATCTGCATCAATGGTAACAAGACTACCATTAATAGCGATTTGACCATCTTGAGAGCCTAGCGTAATAAGATCGCCTCTTACTTCAGTGGTGCCGCTAGCTATCTTCAAGTTACCTAATGTACGTAACTGCATACCACCAGAACCAGCATCAACACTAAACTTGTTCATTGCATGTATGGTATAGTTACCACCAGGCATATCCGGTACATATAGTTCTGCAAACGCTGGAAAGTTATAAGGTCTAGTTTTAAACGTACCTGTAGGCAAATCTGGGGATATGCTTTGTATTCCGTTTAAACCATCAGTCAATATACCAGCTATATCTGATACATAAGCTTTAGCAGTGTTACGCTTTATACCCACTGTTACTACTTTATGTTTTGTGATAAACTCAAAGCTATTACCACCAAACCCCATTTCTTTTTCTTGTTCAGATAAAGGATTCACCACACTAGCTAACTGCGCAGCTAACTTTGCTGGATCGGTTATACCTGTTAAAGTACTATATATGTCACTCCATATTGATGTTGCTTTTGTACTGAAGTTACCAACCTTTAAGAAGTGATCTCCGTTAATGATATTATCACTAGTACGTCCTACATATAAGTTATTATGACCTTTTACAGTCTCAAACTTATCAGCTAGGGTTAGTAACTGAAAGTTCTTAGGATTAAACAGAGCAGTAAAGTAGTTATTCATTTCATGATAACCACCACCGAAATGGGTCACCTTATATGCTTCTCTATCAGTAGTATTAATAAACTCAATAGCAGCTGCACGCTGGTTAATAACCATCTTATTACGATAAGTTAAATGATCGTTTGTAGCACCTTGAGAAGCGTTTTTATCCTTATTTTCAAATGAATCTGGGTAATCAGGATAAGCACTACCTGCTTGATAGATACTGCTAAAATCGTTTTGTCCAAAAGCAGCAGCAAAGTAAACAGGTACTAATGGACTACCATCTCTAAAAAACACCCACACATGTGCACCTACATTAGGAACAGAAAATATACCCTTAGCAGCATTAGAGTATGTAGAGGGTTTATAGAGATCTGAATACTGATTAAAGTTTTGACTGTTTATCTTAGCTGTATTACCAAATGCATCACTCACCGGATGAGATTCAAAATACGAACCAGGTTTACCACCTTTGTTCTCTGGGTCAATGCTAGTTGCTGAAGAAGAGTTAGCATAGTTACTATTAGGTAACCCATATACTAAAGGAGCATCTGATACAGAGTTAACATCTGCATAAGCATTATAATAACCAGGGGTAGAAGCACCCATTATCGGGCTACACTGTTCTGCCCATGGTAACTGAGCTTTTAAATCTGGTAATATTTGACTTAAGTTTTCTCCATTAGGTGTACCTGGAAAAGAAAACGTTTGATCTTGTTTTAACTGATTCCACTTGTTATAAACAATAGTAGATATGTGAGGTACCCATACTTTCACTCTACCACGGTAATCAGGGTCATCGTTCTGTACAACTATGCCTACGTATATGCTATTAAATTGTTCTGTCATGTGTTAGGAGGGTTTTGCACTGTATTAATACTTATCACTGAAGGATTACCATCACTCTTAACAGTACCTGGTATAATAGTAACTTTATTACTATTTAAGTTCGTTACGGCATTATTAGTTTGATAGTTTAATCCTACTGTTGTACCACCAACACTTACTACACTGTTAAAGCCTTGCACGGTAGCTGGTAAACGTTGTACAGTGTTAACAGTATTTTTAAGAAGATTGGTTTCCGTATTTAAAGTACCAGCAATACTACCTATACCCTGTTGTACAGTAGCTACAACTGTCTTAGTAGCTGCTAGCACTCCTTCAGCAGTATTCAGTACACTCTTTGCTGCACTTGCATAGCTCTGTAACTGTTGTAACACCTTAGTTACTGCAGTTGGGTTACCTACATTTAAGCCAAGCAACTTACCTATTGAAGGTAACTGTTTAATCTTATCTTTAATATATTGCTTTACATTAAAGATAGCTTCAGATAACATTCTACCTGGTGTTTTAATAGCGTTGTTAATCTTATCAACTGTATGATTAATGTTTTCAGTAATCTGATCAACATTCCAGTTCGAGTTGTTTTCTAAGTTACCGGTAAGGTTAGTAGCAAAAGGTATCTTTACTTTTAGTACTCCGTACTTTGTCTTAATACCAGCTTGTAAACTAAATGAAGCACCTTGATAAGCTAAAGCTTGACGTAAAAAGTTATTTGAACCTAAACCAAAGCCTTTAGGTGTAACGTTTTGATACAGTTTTAACAAATCGTTATTAAGAGAGTCTAACTCTTTAAACACATTTGATATAACCTTGTTCTGTATAGGTAATGCAATAGGATCTCTACCAAAGTTAGGATTAGTATAGTCTGTATTGTTCGTACCATACGCTAAAGTACCTACCGAGTCTGAAAAGTTTTGATATATGTCAGGATAGTTAGCACTTAACTGTGCTACCACTTCTGGGTGGGAATAAAACATTGCCTGATCCCACCAACCATCTATCCATTGAGGGTTCAAAGCAGATAAAGGTTTAGTTATAGTGAACACTGGTTGTGGTGCTACTATATCAATACACGGATCATTTAAGTGTGTAAAAAAGTCTATTTGAGAACCAATCGGATTAGAAGAAAACTTGGTACTATAATAAGCTTTAGCTATATTGTTCTCATTTGGATACCCTACTGCAGAATATCCAGGCACAACAGTAAGCGTATTATAATAGTCATACGTTTTTATTACTTGTTGTGCACTTAGAGCCATATTATTACTTAAGTTATATTACTCTTTATATCAATGTTATCATTTGCATGTACTCTTAATGCAGTAACGTTGTTTGTGTAATCTCCTTCAGAGAAACTATGTACTACATTGTATACCATCCATTGTCCAAACAGCTTGTTAAAGAACTCATCTCTTACACTACCTACATCTGTTTCAATACTTATAAACGTACCCGCTTCTCGTATTGGAGAACCAAATGCTGTAAAGCTCAATGAAGTATTATAATATAATGCAGAAGTTAATAAAAAGTTTCTACCTTCTGCAAACCTACTAAGCTTATCTGTACTGTAAGAATAGATGTTTCTTAATGCTAAAGCATCTGTTTTAGTTTTGTTTAAAGTTATTAATGTATCAGGGTTAGAGTTTATCTTAAGCTTATTAGCGTAGTTAGTATTGACAAACTTTTTTACATTTTGTATATCATTATTGCTAAAATCTAGTTCAAATATTTTATTTTTTAAATCATTACTATAGCAAGGAGTGTGAATCATGTCTCTAGCGCTATCTAAAGGAGACATATCTGTAAAGTGTATGTTACGTATGTTGCTAGTAATAGGATCTTTAAAGTTAGCAAAATAACTTTTTGAGTTGGAAGGAGATATTTGTAAGTTGTACAAGTATGTTGCACTATCGTCTCCACCAGGCAGTGATAAAGTTATTATTTCTCTTTGTAATGGACCTGCTGTAGCTATAGGCCCTTTCATCTCGATTGCTTTAGAAAAAAAGTTAGTATATGATATCAGTTTCCAATCATTGTCGTAACGGGTACGAGACAATATACATGGATCAGCTCCACCATCAGTACCTACTTGAGAGCTTACATGCTTTTTTAACAAATACTCAATCGTATCAGCCCCGGTATAGTTAGCAGGAGCGGTATAAAATATTTTACTAGAACCTACATCCCATTCACTTGTAAATGTTTGTACACCGTATTTTTGTAGTCCTTTTGTAATAGCGCTTTTAATAGCATTACCAGCAGGTACTTTCTTTTGATCGTCGGTAGCATAAGCCGGGTTAATATCTGAAGGTAACAACTCGTTAGTTGACCAAAGCAAGTTTGTTTCTTGTAGTATTTGATAATCAAACTCCCACAAATATAGTTTAAGTTGTTTAGTTAAAGGTGTTTCTCCTGGTATATCTTCTCTATCATATACTACAAACTTATACTGCATGCCCCAAGTATTATAATCTATTTTTGCATTAGTAGATAGTATTGCACTGTCTTCTATTATACGGAACCTTATATATACTATGTCTCTACCATCGTTTCTAAACTTATAATATTGATTAAGGTTAGCATTCGAAAATACCTTCTGTTCAAATATATTTTGCGGGTTACGTATAACTAGACTTGCTTTCTTGTACCAACAACGAGTATCTTCTTCTATATCCAAAGTAACCATACTAGCTAAGTCCAGTTGAAACTGATTACCTTGCGAGTTATCAAAAATAATATCTAACTGATATTTTTGATTATTATAAAGCTTGGTATTAGATTCAGCAGGTGGTCGACCATTAAATATGGAATCAAAGTTTGCCATTAGCTAGGTTGATTTATTTTTTGTAGCACACTAGACACGTAATCTGGAGTTAAAATTTTCAGCTTGGTGCCAGCTTTAGGAAACTGTATAGGGTTTTGTATATTATTAATACAACATATTAACCACCATAAACCAGGTGCATTGTAAACTTTTTGAGCTATTAACGTCCAGGGCATATTATCTGTTGTTACTGTATATACCGTGTAAGTAGCAGCGTTTAAGTTTTCTGGTATATTAACAGTACCTATTAAGTTATAAAAGTAGTTCTGTATGTTAGGATCATAAACAGTTTCACTATACACATTAAATAAGTTTTCTAAGTTTATTAAACTTAATGTAGGTAATGTAGATACATTATTTTGTTTTTGTCCGTCCATATTATGGTCCTAGTCCTGAGGATTTGAGAGCTGATCGTAAATTTGCTACCGCTGCAGCTGCTGCATTTTGTGCCGCTACATTAGCATTGTTAGCTGCAGTAGCTTCTCCTGCAGTACCGTTTATTACTGTATTATTGTAATTACTTTGAGTTTCTTCCGCAGCTTTTGCAGCAGCTGCAGCAGCATTAGTTGCATCTTCTAGATTTTTTGTTAATGCTTGTTTTGATTGATTGTTTTGATCAGGAGAAGTTATTACATTTATTTTTGCTCCTGAATCAGTCTGATCATAGTTATAATAAAATAAATTACGAGAATTTATTAATAAACTTTGTATGGTTATAGTAACCTTGTAAGCTTCCGGTATTATTTTTACATTTTTACTAGATTCCGCTTTATTTACCGACATCATTTCACCGGTAGTTATATCTACTAGTCTTGTAGTACCTAGATTGTCTACTTTTAATCCAGAAACAACTGCTACTGGGAATCTTTTAAACCCTGGTACTGTTACATCATAAATACAAGGTGGATCCATCCTGCTTAAAGATTTTCTATTAGGCAAGTTTTGATAAGTCAATGCAAATAAAAAGTTCCAGTTATCTAATATATCAGAAACTTTTTCAGTGTTAAACAAATAAAACGTAGTAGTTATTGTGTCTCCGTTTTCGTTTGGTGTAAACATTTTTATAGTTTCTTTTGAAATGCCCGGTGCATTTAAACTAGCTAACGTCTCGGCTGGGGCAGCAAACTGTTCATAAGTTAATCCTGCACTTTGTATTTGACCAAGTATATCAGTTGCGATTTTACCTGTAAATCCACCACTCTTAAATATAGCCGCTTTAGCTAAAGCAGTCACAAGATTTTTATCGTCAACTTTAGCCCAGGATCCTAAGACTGAAGTCATATTTTGTGAACTCAAATAAGGTAAAACGTACTCATTGCCTGTAACTTTACCTTGATATAAACCATAATAAGGGTCGGTTTCACTAAAGCCGCCTGGTTGCGCGGTTCCATTATTTTCTCCTACATATTGATTTAGGTTGTTTATTGCGCTGTTAGCAAATAGCGTAGCTATATTACTTTCAATGTTTTGATCAACACCTGCGAGATCTAATTGAGATTGGGTTTGGGATAAAAATAGTTTAAAAGCATTTAATTGAGAACTAGATGTTAGATTATATTCTATCATTTTTATTCTCGGTACATACTGCCTTACATCATCAGTAGTGGAACCTAAATTTAATGCCCAGTTCCAAGAACCATGTACATCCCACTTACCAACATTTAACAAAGATTTTGCTCCTGTCCCCGCTACAGATACTCCCCCGGTGCTTTGCATATCTGCAGTTATGCTATTAGCCGCATCAAGTTGTTGAGTTTTTGTATCAACATCTGGACTATACCCAGCAACTGAATCTTGAGGAAATAAGTCGGCCATAATATTACTTAAGCTAGAGCTCTCCTTCTATATAACATAGTATCCGTTATTATACGCGAATTGGTTATAGGGCTACTATTTGTTGTTATATTAATACTACTATTATTATTAGTACTGCTACTACTCATAACACCAGCTGTATTTGCTGTAGCAGGTTGATTAACAGGGTTTTTTAAGTTATTTTCTAACTTACTGCTTATATCAAGCAAAGTTTTATTAACTTCACTTAATAACATATTAGAATCATTATTTATATTAGTTACGTTTGAAATAGTTTTAAGCTCTTCTGAAGGTAAAGCTGTTACTGTGGTTTGCTTATCAGTACTAGTAGAAGAAAACAGAGAAGTAAGTTTTTCTATTGCAGGGGTGGCTGCAACACTATCAGTATCTTTTATTTTATCATTAGGTATTACAGTACCATTATTACTTGGAACAAATACTTCCGGTCCTTCTTCTCCTACCACAATAGGTACGTCTTTTTTTATATCCCCACCTTTTGCAGCACCTCCCAGCGTTGACATTTCTTCGTATGTCCAAGCACTAGCAACATCTGCAACTGGGTTTTCAGGTCCGCCCAATAAAAGATTTGTAGCTGCTGAAACAAGCAAAGGTAATAACATTTGCGTAGCAGCTTTACCTGCTCCTTGCTCAATCCCAGTTAAAATGTTAGTATTTAAACTAGAGTTTGGCGATTGATTTCCTTCTTGTTGTTCTTTACCTGAGTCTTTACCTGATGAAGTAACATTTCTTAAAGTGTTTATAAAAGAGACTGGAGTTGCCGGTTCCTCTTCAGGTAATACTTCAAGTTCTCCTGGCCTTGGTGCTTCAGGTACAGATGTGCTTACCGTCTCAACTGAGGATGAGGGTACCTTACCTGCTGTAGAAGTATCATTTTCACTTGTTAATGAACGCTTTTCTGTTAATGCATCTTTTATTGCCGCTGCCAAGCTGTTTAATACTTCTGGCTTAATATCTACTATTGAAACTTTTATCTCTGATGCTTCTTCGCTAAGAATAGCGTTATCTTTTGTTACTGCTTCAGACGAGCCTTCGTTTTCAACATTGTTTACTGATTTTTTGTTTTTACCTCCTAGACTATCTTCCCTATTAACTGGTACTATAGACATATCAGTCTTAACCGATTCTCCTGTATTATTTAAATTGCTTTCCGGTATTATATCTCCTGACCAATAAGTTTCGTAAGCTTTTTTTCTGTTTTCATTAGTCTCGTCGCTTTCCCGTCTCTTATTCTCTTGTTCATCTCTATCTTTATAAATTTGCTCTCTTGCTCTTTTCAGGTCATCAGCTTTCTCTTTTTCTTTCCCTGCAAACATGCCTGTTATACTGTTTATTACAGATTTGTTTACAGATTCTAATATTTCTTTACCGCCTAAAAAGCTTAATATACCTTGTATAGAGCTTGGTATATATCTACTAAAAAACCCCTCTACTTGACTTAACCTAGATTTAGTTGCAGTTTCTACATCTTGGAGTTTTTCTTTTTCTCCGCTTTTTTCAAAGTTTCTTTCCTTTTCCGATAATATTCTTAAAGCCTCTCTTATGACTTGATCCTTTTCGTATATTTCTTCTAATCTACCTTCTTTATCTGTAGTAACAAAAGAAGATGCACCAGAAACACCAGATATACCTTCCTTAACACCAGTAGCAACCTGCTTACCGATCTTATCTACTTTTTCGTTTAACTCTCCTATTAAATCAACCAGGGATTTACTTTGTGCACCTAACTTGCTACTTTTAGTTAAAGCATCCGCAAGCTTACCTATTGCTTCAGTTAAAGAAGCATTAGACTCTAATACCTGTTGATCAGTCTCTTCGGACATAAAAATACTTAGGTATTAAACTGTCCTTATGTCACTCGGATAAAAAGAAATCCGCGTTAATAAAGAACTGTACCTCTGTATTGTCGTTAGCTAGTGCTTTAGTAGCATTATCTTGTATGCTTGTTACTTTACCTGCAAAACTTTGCATAGAAGTAAGAACAGTAGCTGGTAACTGCTCTATTAAAGTTATACGATCTTTATACGAAAAAGAGCTAAAGTTTAAATCTGTGTCCTCGCTTTCTCCTACTATCCAGATGTTTTTAATATATTTGCATAGACTGTTTAAAATAACTTCTTGAGTGAGCATATCAACAGTTAGAGTTTTAGGCTCTAAATTACCTCTTAACTCTTTTTCCATGTTATAAGCATCTTCAAGGGTAGGTACTTGTACTTCTATTTTTACTCCACTATTAACAAATGTTTCATTAACCGGTAATGTTACACTAGTAGCTGCTTGTATACAGTTACTAAAGTCAGCATTTTTCTGTTTTATAGTTGTACCTAGAATATCTTTTCTTAGTGCAAGCAATACAAAAACTCTGTCAATAATGGTAAGCTGCTTTATAACATCTGGTTCTAGACAGTTATCTTTAATAATATCATGTGTTAATATAAAAAACTTTGTATTATATATTACATTATCTCTAACACAGGTGTACAGGCTTTTATGTTGTTTAGCTGTAACAGGTTTAAACTTTACACTTCTTTGTAGTGTAGGCAAATAAACATCGATAGAGTTTTTTTCAGCAAGGGTATTAAGACTTGCTAGGAAATCATTTACATTAGGCATAAAAATACTTACCCGGTATTCTTAGAATCCTAGCTCTGAGTTAGGTGTGCTAGTCGGTGGATTAAATCCAGGTGAAGGGTTTTGAGTATTATTTTTAGCAGCTTCAGCTTTATCCTGCATAAAGTACATCCAATAAACCTGTATTTCAACAGGAGTAATACTATCTACGTATTCTGGGGTAAAATCTAAATGTTTAACAGCATTGTATAAAGTTCTATAAATGTTGTTTAAGTTCTCTGTAAACAAGAACTCGATCATCTTTTGTAATACTTCAAAAGTAACACTACATGAAAGTCTCAACAACGTTTTATCATTTGTAGGATCCTTTACTAATATTAGGTCTATTAAGTTAAGTTCTTCTTCTTTAGCAACTATACTTTTTATAAGCTCGTTTACAACGGATTGAGGTAATGAGTTTATAATCATTGTTCTTTCGTTTAACGGAAAATCCTTAAAATCTACATTTAGGGTATCTGTCTTTATGTTATCTATATAAGACGCTAATACTACAAGTATATCTTTGTTATTACTAAGAAAAACATGTTCATCTCTCACTTTATAACTAGAATACTCTACAGCAATGTCATCTACAGTTACCTTACCGGATTTATTAATATTTTTAACCTTGGTAATGATAGTATCAACTGGTATTGTATAGTTAAAGGTAGTTTTATCCGGTAATGTACATTTTAACTTTAAATCCGGACTAACACAGTAGTTGCGTACAGTCAACAGCAAATAAAGCTTATCTTCAAACGTTATATCTTTACCAACTATATCCGGACAAAGATCCTCTAGTATAGAGTTGTATTGTTGTAAGGTTTCTTTCTTATCAGTGTTGTATAAGCTTTTAACAAGCTCTCTATATTGTTTATAACAGAGCTCTTTTATCTGTACTTCTAGTTGTTTACTAGGGAGATAAGCATTTAACTTAAAAGGCATTGCCTATTAACTTATCGAGTATGTAGAATATAACCACGTGGTTTTTATACTACGAACACCTGCTTTAGAACCACCGTAGTTAAAGTTTGCAGCTGCAACACTTATCGGTACGGCGTTTTCGTAATAAATTCTTTTACGACTTACAAAGTCAGAATCACTACCTTGTTTATCTAAAAAATTAATAGTAATATTTGTTTTAAAATTTTGATTTTGTGCAGACTGACTGCTATCCCTTGCAAACAAACCAAAATGAGATGCATTAATAATCCATGGTCTTATAACGTTATCAACAAAAGATTGGTTCGTTTCTAGAAAGTCTATTTCTAAAGGTACTAAATCAGTACGACCGTTCAGTACAGGGCTTGATAAAAGACCACCATACAGGGTTTCACCGCTAGCCGAGAATCCTGCTCTACCAGCTTTTATTGTTTCTCCTGGTAAAGATACTCCGTTTGCAAAAAAGATATCATTATCTGGTATCTTAGACCACAAATTAGCCACCCCGCTGGTTTGATCTGGTACTTTTGCAGTTGATAAGTTCGGAATTATTCTTTCTTGTAAGTCACTAAACCCTACAATAAAATTCGCTTCAACAGGTATATGAAAGTTAGGGTTTGACAGTACTTGTGTCAGAAACGTATTTATATCTGTTATACGATTCATTTTAAATACCTAATAATGAATTAGCTGTTATAGCTTGATCAGCAGATGTTTTCACCAAGTTTGCTTGTACTGGTAATGTAGTCCAGTTTTGATAGCCGAACACCACTTTTAGTTCTTGTATCTTACCACCACCAGACACATCATATGTTTGACTAGGTACATCTATAACAAATAAACCGTTTATTTTATAACTAGCTACTTTTTGAAGACTATCATTATAAACTGAAATTTGTGCGTAATCATTATCGTTAGGTATATGATTTGATGAATTAGAAGTATTAGAAGCTGATTCAATAAGTCTGTTTTGTAGCCAAGTTTTAAATATTAAGTTTTGATCTGTATAGAAAGTAACTGCCCAGTTCTTACTATCACCGAAATCTCTTGTACCAGGGGCATGAAAGTCTACCCCTTGATATTTTACAGAAGCGACTGCTTTTTTAACGCCCGGTATAGTAAAATCTTTTATATACAAAAGAGGTGCTTGTGTGTCTGTACCAACACCTGGAACTACAAAAAATTTATTGTTAATCGAAATACTATCTACCCTAGCTTGAAAATCGCGTGAGAACCCGTACAGTTGTATTGCGCGGTAAAAAGCATTTAAATCTTGGGAAGTGTAATCCGACATATTAATACTTACTATCAAAATATTGGAATGCTAAAGTAACCGGAACCTTAGCTACAGTTGTACCTGCATCAGATACATTATATTCCATACTACCTATTAAAACTGGATACACTCCGTACAGAGTAAAAGCTTTTTTTGTAGAACCTTTATCATCGTTTATTGTTATTTCTAGGTTACAGTTACCAAAACCTAAGTTACCACCACCATAATTATTTGTAAACTTGTATGTTGCTTCACTCCAAGTGTCAAAGAGCCTTCTAATTTTTAATTTTTCATCTGAAAAAAAGTTTACTTTCCAGCTTTCATTCTCCGGAAAAGAAGTATTGGTTGGAACCACAAAATCAAAAGCTTTGTACGGTACTTTTGTTGTATTTGTCTTTCTTGAGGGTATAGTAAGAGATTCTACATACAGCCATTGTTTAGCATTAAAACTTACCAAGCTTGGCGGACCTTGAAGATCAGTCACTTGGAAGCTATATTTTTTGCCGAATCCAAAATCTTGAACTGCAGTATTAAAATCCTGTAATGCCATACTAATACTTAAGCTTAGAACAATAAAAAACCCGACTTTGCAGTCGGGTTAATAACAAATAACTACTGATTAACCTCTTGTCCAGTAGTGATATGCTAATGTAGCAGTAAACGTTAAAGGTTTACCAGTACCAGCAGTATCATACTTTAGTTCACCGAGCTTTTGTACATATGCTCCGTATAGGTTAAAAATGTTAAGAACATTGAGTTTATCGTCTACTTGATGTAGTTGGATAAGAGATTCAGGACCTCTTACTGATAAGTCACCTGTGCTTGTAGCATCATTGAATACTTGACCTCTTTGCCAATCTTCAAGTTTGTTACGAAGAACGTTAGCTTTATCAGCACGGAACTCAATATTCCATCCATTGCTTCCTGGGTACTTTACAGTGCCTGGGAAGTTAAAATCTAGACCCATATAAGTAGCTGTTTGGTTTTGAATGTCTCTAGAAGGTAGTGTAGCAGTAGTAATGTAAACGAAATCGTCTTCGTTGAACGTGTTATTACCGATAGAAACTACCCGTAACATGTAGTCACGTGCAAAGTCTCTTTGCTGTGCTACTCTATAGAAGTCTTGTATTGTTTGTGACATAT